TGGAAGACTTCAACTGAAACTGTGTAGACGGCTGATTGAATAGCTGCATTTCCAACATAAGTTGATCCGCCAGAAAGGGCAGCAACTCCGGATGGGATGACATTAGCCTCGAGTATGTCGGCATTAGTGATCGATTGCGAAAAGGTATATTGTCCAAGATTATCTGCCAACACAACTCTTGTTCCGTTGTAAGGGCTTCCGCATCCTGTGATGATGACTGATTGTCCTTCGGTAAATTCATGTATTCCTAGTGTAGTGAAAGTGGCGACATTGCTTGTCAGCTCTACTTTTTGAATTGGTGCTTTGAATGTAACGAGCATTGGCAGAATAACTGTTTCTGCTGTGTCAATAATTTGATTAAGATAAGTGTCATCGTAAAGAGAGGAACTTACACCCAATACGGAACGCAACTGGGTTGCGGTGATAATTGTTGGCATAAATTCCTCTCTTAGACTCCCATTAATGGATGCCTGAGATCGGGAGCAACCTCAGGCACTCAGTTAAATCAGATCTGTAGTGCGCGGAATGCTGTTGGGTAGCGATTAACTACTGCAACATATCCGTAAAGACCAATCTCAACACGACCGTTAGCAACGATATTGGCACGAAGTTCAAAAGTGCCACTCTCGTGGAATCGCATTGCCATAGTTGGATAAACAAGACCAACCTTAACTCCAGCAGTTCCGCCTGTGTAGTTTGGATCTACAACAAGATTAAGACCAGCAACTGTTCCTGCTGTTGAACCTTGTGAAATTAAACCAGCTGCATTTTGTGGAGCTGCTGCTGCGAATAGAGGACGGTTTGATCCATCAACTGCACCAAGTAATCCAGAGAAATCAATTCCATCATTTCCGCCAGATGTTGCAACCAATAGGTTGTTTGGTGTTTGACGCATTACGCCAAATGAATCAGCAATACCTTTTGCAATTGCTGTATAAACTGTTGTTCCTGTTGAATCTGATGATCCATCAGCTGCAATCTTTGCTGCATACTCATCTGTCTTTTGTGCGTATGATGCAGCTAGTTCACGAACTAATAAATCTAGGAAACTTGGGTCTGAACGATCTAGAAGTTCAACATTTATTACATTTGCTCCTGCAAACTTAACAATGTTATCTTCTTGGAAAGTTACAACTGTATCAACTGAACCAAACTCTGCACCCTCAGCTGTTAATGCAACCGCTGCTTGAGCACCTAACTTAGGTGTGAAAACCTTCATGCCAGAAGCAGGAAGTGGCGCACGCTCGATGCTGTTAATGAATGGGCGTGATGAATCAATTACGCCAATTACATCGCGTAGATAATTTGGTGGAACCATTCCTGTATTCTCAGAAACAGTTGAAATTTGCAATGCAGCAACTAAGTCGCGTGCATCTGAATCGCCGTTAAGAGCACGAATTTGTGCGCCTACATATTGTCCTGCTGTAACATTTGTATCAACGCGTGGCTTTGTGTATGCCATGTAGTTGGCTGTTACAACTGGAGCCTGTGTCGCTTCTACCGCTTCGGTTGCGATAGGAGCCTCAGAAGTAATTTCTGACACTTTGTTCTCCTTTGTTGTGGTTTCCTCAGCGGTTGCTTCGGAATTCTCTGGTGTTTCACTAGCTGCAACCTCAGCGACTCTTGCGCTGTCAATTGCTGGATCTGTTACAAGTGAAACTTCTTGAAGTGTGCTTGATTTAATTCTTAGCACGCCTTCTTCATTTTTCCATTCATTAATTTTTACACCCACGCTAAATCCATCGCGTAATCCAGTTGCTGCTTCTTCAAGTGCATCATCGGCTGAAAATGTCTTAGCCAAACGAAAAGTTGCCTCTAAGCCTGTATCTGTTGCAGTTATATCAACAAGTTTTCCAAGTGGCTTTGTTCTTTCATGCTCGAGCAATAATTTGACAGGCTTTGAGAAATCAATGCTGTCTTTTTCAAATACTGTTAATCCTGCGCTAGTCGAACCTGTTTCTTCCCAAGTTACGATCTTTCCAGAAATCGTTCGCTTATTTGTATCAGCAGCTGTTATTTCTATTGGGAAATTAATCTTCATCGGATTAAGTCCTCCTCTTCTTGGATTTGCTCAATGCTCATTGCACCGATGCGGTTTAGGATTTCATAAACTTGCGCACGCTCTAATGCAGAACCACGCAAGAAATCGTCAATGTCAAATCTTGTTTCAATTCCGTTAGGGCAGAAATCTGAAAAACTAAGTCTTTGCTCCAAGCTCGTCAAAATCGATCTCAAGCTAAAATCAATAAGCGCTTTTCTTTCGGCTAAGGTGTTTGAGTATGTCATCGAGGTAGTTTCAGCAGAAACAAATGATGCAGGAATACCAGATGCTCTTGCGATTTCTAAAGCAAGATATTGTCGTGCTTCATTTAATTGTAATTTAGCAGGATCAAAACCTAATGCTTGCAATTCCACATCAGCATTCAAAAACGCCGTAGTTCGCATAGACCTGCTAATTTTCCAACTCTCAAGAAGTTTAGTAATTCTTTCTGGTGTTAAATTTGTGCCATTCGATTTAAGAACCATTTGTGGCATTGGCTCTTTTGCATACATTTCAGCAGCTTGTTCTAATGCAGCAGCAGCTTTGATTGTGCGACCTGCGCGATTTAGTATTCCTTCATCTAATCCGTTAAATACAATTAATGAACCAATACCAAATGGTGGAACTCTTTTTCCATCTACTGTGTAATATTCAATTTCAGTTGAATTACCATTTAACGATGCAAATACTCTGTTAGGTGCAATTCTTGTCCATGCTCTAATTCTTGAAGCATCGGTTGAAGAATAGGAATCCAACACCATTCCATAACCGACCCCAAATAGGAGTAAATCTTCCGCCAACCAACTATAAATTGCAGAACCTGCAACTCTTGGATCTGGTTGCATAATGACGCGATTTGGTCTTACATGTTCATTTGTAAAATGATTGTATTGTTCAATTGGTAATGATCCGATTGTTGAACAAATTATATTTCTTGCGCGTGCTCCTGCTGGTATTGCCATAAACTGTTCACGACTTGCAGTAGTTGTTCCAAATAAAATTCCGCCAACTAATTGTTGTGCGTTGTAAGGTGCAAGTGAAGCGGCAACATCAACTTGTGAATCTGGTTGATTTGATTTGGCGGTAAATCGGTCGAATAATCCCATTAGCACATAATATACCATAAATACAAATTATCCGACTTGAATGTCCACCTCTGTTTCAACTTGTGTCGCAAAATATGAAACTAATGCTGTTGCAACGCTGGCACAAACCGCGACCCTGCTCGCCCTTCTTCCTATAATCCACGAACCATCACCATAAGGTAATTTTGCAGCTGACAAGGTTTGCTGTGTCAATTCCTCTTGCCCCGAATGCTGCAAACGATGGGAATTTATAGCGCCAAGCCATCGGTCGCAACTTTCTGCATAAATGGCTCCATCCATGTCAGTTACCTGAATTCCAGCAGGAACTAACCTTGATGCAACTGCTTGGCTTGTTCTTTTGCTGAAAGCAACAGTTTGTGTGTTGTATTTTCTAACATAAGGTGCGATGTCGTTGGCAACTGCTAAATCATTCAAGCTGTAATCATTTGACCAAGTGTGAAGCAATTGCACATAAAATCTCTCACCAGATAATCGCTGGGCAGCTACTAATGCCCCAAATTTACGATCAGGCGACAAATCCAAGCCAAGCCAAGTAGGTTGTTCAGGATCTAGTGGTATTGGATCTATTTGACACATTGCCCATTTTTGCGGATCAATTGCGCTGTTTATTGTATCAACCCATTGCGTGAGCAATTCGGTTCTGACAATATCTGGTGGATCATTAATTGCTGCTAAAATGTTATCTGGATGAATTGTTATTCCTAATGATGGGTTGGCTTGAGCAAATGCAGACCAATTGATGTCGCCTGACGGAAGGTGGATCGGCGCATCTGGTTCGGCACTCCACTCAAACCACCCAATCGGGTCATTGGTTGTAGCTGATGCCAACGCCCTCTCACGCAATTTGTTTAGAATAACTGAATGTTGATCTCCTGCTGAGGAATAAACCCAAACTTGCGGATTCTTAGCACTCATCATGGAGTAACGCATAGATGACCAAGCATCTTCATCTTTGTATTCACGCAACTCATCCATATGAATCGTTTCGGGTTTACTTAACCCTCTAGCAGCATTGTTTGCAGCTTTTACAACAAACCGTCTGTTTCCAAATAATTCTATTTCTTCTGCTCCATGTTGCCATCGGATTTTCTTTACTTCTTTTTCAAGCTCTGGATGTTGTTCAATTAAAGCAACAATCTGTCTAAATGTTTCAAGTGATGTAGTTAATCTGTGAGCTGATGCAAGCTGTAATCCTTCACCCCAAACAAACATGCCAGTTAAAATTCTAAGCATCATCAATGTGCTCTTTCCATTCTGGCGACTGAGGCACAATCCCACTTCGGTCGTAAACCAACGATTATCTTCTTTGACCTTATGAGCATGAATTGCAACAAACTTTTGCCAATCCATAAGTTCGATCGACAGAGAAGCTGCAAAGTCAATCATTTCTTGACCTTTAGACGGCAAATCGTTGAGTTTGGAGTGAATACGGGGTGTTTGCACACCTCCTAATCCTGATTGAGCCTGATCTGAAATGATCTCTCCCGTTTTAAGATCAATCAATTCGATTCCGTCTGATCGTGAGCGATCGAGGTGTTTTGTGGGTTAGAAAAGGAACGGGGGGTCGGTGGTGTTCTCTTGCTCACAAAAAACCGCCCACCCTTTGATAAATTACATCTTCGACAACTTGAAACTAAATTCCCATCACTATCATTACCACCAAGCCTACGAGGTAATACATGATCTACTGTATCTGCTTCCTGTCCACAATACTGACAGATATAACCATCCCGTCTTAGTATGCGTTCTCTTATGCTTCGCCATTGTCTGGTCGAACCAGTATCTCTTAATGCACTCTTACTCAATACCATCCCTTAATCTTGTGATGAGCCAAAGCATTACATGGATTAGAGTATCGTTTCTCAATGTATTTTAATTGCCAATCAATCTGTTTGTATCCATCAACTCTTGATAAGTATTTAGATCTACCTTGAGGAATACCGTAATGACTACCATTCTTGGCTTTTGGATTCCATCTAGATTCTTTGTAGTTTAATTCATCTAAACAATAGAATTGATCTAAGTCATTAAGCTGTATGAAAGCCCATTGTCTGTAATGATTAGTAGTTTCTTTAGCAACGGAATCATTCTTTTGAAAGGCTATTGTCATTGCTAAAGACAGAGATATCACCAAACCAAACCTTGCGATCTTTCTGCTTCGCAGATCGCCCTTTCGCTCTGAAAGCGAATTTGCGTTTAAGGGTATCACATCACTCCAAATCAATTGACATAACCGCAGGTCAGACGGCAAGTCATAATGCGTAAGTCATCTGTTTCTAACCAAGTCTCAACATAACCAGCATCCATTATTTAGCCCCAATCAATTCACAAGTATGACATTGTTGATCTACAAATTGCCATGATCCACATTGTTTGCAGCGAATAACAGGCTCTTGAGTGTCAGTTGCTTCCGCTAAATTCTTTGTTCCAATAGCACAGCATTTAAGGCATTGGAATACTCTAAAACCATCAGCTGTGTCATAGCCATCCATCCATATAAACTCTGAATTGGCTGAACAGAAATTGCATCTAAACTTCATCGGACTTTGAACAATTCAGATTTGTGTAAAGCCTCAACATTTGAAGCCCCAAATGCGAACAAAACAGGATTAAAGGTAATTGGCTTTGTTTTGCCATCGGGCAATTCAAACTTGAGGTTATGGGCGACAGGCATAATCGCATCTGCCTCATTCCACAACTTAAACCACCATTTACCTCTGGTCATAGGCAATAAGGCTATCCCACACCTGTGATAAATAAATTTCTCAACCCAAGGTGTCGGTTGGGAATAAGGTGGGTTGCACCAAACATTTCCAAACCAAGGCTGGATAAGTCCATCATCTACAACTGTGTATTTATTCCTTGACGGAACATGAGTTTGCAAATCAAGCGGTGCGCTGACATCTAAATCAAACATCACTCCAAGTGCATCAAATAACCATTTAGGAGTAAAGTGCTCATCACCAGCTGAAACATCACTACCTTTAGCCACTTTTACCAGCCCATCCCGTTCCCTTAAAGATTGCTGGAACTGCTGTAAAGACACGCGTTAATTCAAAGCCACATACTTGACAAAAAGGGATTTCGTGCTGCATCGGAAGATCCAATACAATACTCGATCCCTCTCTATCACAAGCGTATTCGTAATTCGGCACTATGGAATCCGATTGATTGAATGACAGGAATAGCATCGAAGAAGATCGCCCTCATGAAGTAATCTGTCATCGTTGCATGTATCACAATAAATTGTTGATGGTTCGACCCTAACGCCATTATCTGTGAAGGTAGCAGTTAGACCAGAACCATCAATCATTACCATGTCGCCCATTTATTCCTCCTCTCTGAAGAACCAACTGCCATTAGCAGCTGTTACCGCCCATTTAGCATCGCATTGTTCTCCCTTTGGTGCGCTGCATACGTATCCATAATAAGGCTTTCCAGTTTTAGCTGTGCCTTCTTTAAGAATCATTAAGCCATGAACGCATTCTTGTTGTTTAGGTTTGCTCGATAAGGCTTCCGCGATATCTCCAACTGACCATGTTGTAGGTTCGCTTGCTGGCTTAGCATCATCTGCAAACGACTTTCTGAGTGCCATTTCAATAACTTGCGAATTGCCACTTTTGCCATAAATGTTTTTAATTGGTTCACTTTCAACCTTTCTCATATCATCTTTTGTAGCTGTTTTGTCAGATCCTTTAAGTAGGATAATTGCCCTACCCAATGCGCTTGTCGCTGTATCTTCAACATAAAACTTTTTCATGTTTTGGATATAACTCTCGCGTGCACCAAAAGCAATGTTTGAAACGCATGGTTGCTGATCTGTGCTATCTCGCCACAAAGTTGCTTGCACCAAGATATAACCATTGACTGCATCATGGTTGATTACAGAAATATCAGATCTTCCTTGAGGAAAATTGGATATAAACCATTTGTTCAAAGTAGCCACATCTTCATAATCTGCCAAATTGAAAGCCATTAATTAATCCTCCCAGTTTTCATCTTGGACTGCATCAAGCACAGTTTTATAGACAGATCCATAGGCAATGAAGTCTTTGATGCTGTCGTAATGATCTGGGGTTTCACTAAGCCTAGAAACCTTGACCAACGCCATACATAAAGCAGCTTGATGCGGTGTGATTGGGAAGTCGAGATAAGCAGACCATAAGCCCGCAATTCTTTTGTGGTTGTAGTATGGATGTCCATAGACACTTCCGCGCTGTTGGATCGTAGTAATGACCTCATCAAACAGGCTTTCAGTTTTTGTCATAATCAAACACTTGATCTCGCTTGCTGTCTGTGATCCTGCGGTGCATGTCGTAACCATCTTTACGACCTTTCCAGTAACCTGACTGGAATGCATTGTCTTTGATTGTTGAGTAAATGCCCCAAGCTATAAAATAACCTAGCGTGCAATAAAGCACGATCCAAGGTGCTGTAGTTTCTATCATGTTGCTCCCTTACATATCCACAACGGTTGTGAATACATAAAGTATGACTTAAAGCAATGACCTTTGGTTAATTACTTTCGGCGTGTTCTATAACGATTAGATAACGCCAATATCCTCAAATTCATCGATATGATCATCAATCGAACGATCCCGATAGTCGGTTTCAAGCCCCATACGACTTTCCAAGAGCTGTGAAACTGCCATCTTTATTGATTGGAACAAGAGTTGGCGTCATATTTTTGCCATTCCAGTCTAAAATTACTATGCCCATTTGCCAGTTAGCGATGCCTTTTGTGTAACTAGCCTTAGCCTTGTTCATTAGGTTTCCGGATTCTATACCGTAAATCGTCCTGTATTGCCCTCCTAAGCCCTCAGAAAACGATGATAGACCCAATTTATGGGTATGCCCACAAACTACGCTCTTACCGACCTTTTTGGCAAGATTTAGGGCAGTCAAGCCAGCGTTAGGATTAGCATTACTTTCATCTCCGTGAGCAAGTATCCAATTTTTTTCAAACTCAAAAAATGACTTATGGAAGTTAATGCCTAAATTATCAAAATCCATAAACTTGGCATATTGCAACTCTGGAAGGCTGATCAGTCCAGGCACCTTCAAAAGGGTGTTGTAAAGGCGATCGGTGTGATTTGATCTAACAATGTGGGCTTCTTTAGCATTCTCAGTCAATGCCCAAAGAATGTCTTGAGTGGATTTGCGATCTGCGTCAAGTGTTTGCTGATATGCAAGAGGAGTTTTTTCCGCCCAACGACTGATTGTCTGGAAATCAATTTCATCTCCGACCACCAACACAGAATCAAACTTTTCCTTGCGCGCTAACTTAATGACATTCTTTACAGCTACTTCGTGGTGGTATGGAATTTGTAAATCGCTGATAACTAAATATCGCTTAATCGTCATCCTCGTCGTCAGTTGGATCTATGGATGGAATGATGCCGCCATCGCCTACAACCCAATCAGGAAAAGTCTTATGCTCGGTCATTAACCAGAATGCGTGCTCTGGTGTAAATCCTGCTTTACGAGCTGCTTTGTAACACTCGTGCAACGCAATGTAATGCGCATCAATCTTTGTTGGATCAGGAGTTTGGCGAACTACGCGACGATTGATCTTTTTGCGTTTGATAGGTTTTCGTGTGTTCGCCATAGGAAAATTATTGCTTACTAATTAGAGTGAACAGATCATCAACACGCTTTTCAAGTCGAGAAATTTGTAGTTCTAATCTGCAAATGGTGTCCTTGATACTTGAGCCTCCATTGGGCTTAAGTTCTTGCAAATAGGATTTAATAACCCAGCGTAGAACCAACAATATACTGCTTGCGATAGCGCATGCGCCAACGGCTAATCCAACCCATTCGTTCGGTGTCATTTCGCATTAACGCCATAATCAGCTTCTTTGCCTGAACTTGGATCAATTGCTTTTGCAATAGGTGCAATTAACGCACCTGCAAGAATTGCAAGTTCTGGTCGAATGTCTGCAACGATTGCCAATAGGACAGTAATACCTGAGGCTGCAACAGCTCTTAGATATGACTTGATTGCTGCTTTGTGTTTGTTGGTTAGTTTCATTATTTGCCTCCTAGTAGTGGAATATTAAAGAACTCTGAATTGTTGTCTTGATCTTTCTTAAAGCTGATGTGAATGTGATGATTGTGTTTATTAATGCCTTTGTATTTACGCCATTTCCAACCAAGCAAGGGTGAGGCTATTTTTTCCTCAAAGATTACATAAGCGATACGCCCATGATTTTTCCCATATAGTCGTATTTGATCTGCCAAATACGCTGGAATCCTTTTGTCGTCAGATAGCCCAGCAGTAATATCGATTGCTCTAACACAGCCTGTTTTTTCATCTGGGTTGTGATCTGATTTTGCTGCTCTGGATAAATGTGCCATAGAAGCAGCCCATCCATCACTTTTACGATTCCTGTCTGGGAAGCAATCATCAGTTTGCTCTCTTAACTGAACAGCAGCTTTAGATAACCAAGCCTTCATTAGCCAAGTAACAATGTAAGTTCATCGGCAGTTAAACCAAGACGATCTGCAATTGCTTGTTTGGCTGTTTGTTTTGCTTCGGCTTCGGCTTGTCTTGCCGCAACCTCTTTAGCAAATAATTCGCGTTGTTTTTTCTCGGCAGCAGTTTCATCACGCTCAGTAATTGTTTCCTCACCAGTTAATGCGTTAAATTCTTTTTCTGTTATCTTCATGATCACTCCTTATGCGCTTGTATAAACATAGACTCTGCCACCATTAAAACTATTTGCTGCTGTAATTGAAATTGAAGATATAGTGCTTGAACTCGAATAAAAACCGCCAGTAATAAAAGGTTCTTGACCATTACCAGCAGATGGACTTGCAGAACCAGCCATCTGAAAAACCTTTACTCCAGAAGCATTGCATCCAGTTAAATAAACATAAGCACCAACACCAGAAGCAGCATTAGATGAACTCGCTGCTAATGCAATTGAAGTTGATGTTAAACTAGAAATTTCTCTTACTACATCCGATGAATTGTAAGCGCCGCCAACATAAGCAGTATAACCAAATTGATTGTAATTGGCTCCTGTATCTGTATTTAATCTTAAATTGACATACTGATTAGTGCTTGCAGAAGTTGCGCTATCTACAACAACTAAAATTTTATCTTTACCAGATATTCCTGAAACTGTAACTGTTGCTGAACCTGACAAAGCTGTTCCACCTGCGTTCAACAATGTAAAATTACCACCGCTAGCTGCATCTTTCCATTCAGGAGCAGTTGCACCAGAATTAACAGTCAAAACCTGTCCAGCAGTTCCAAGACCTAATCTAGTATTAACATTTGCAGTTGATGAACGATATTCAATATCGCCCAAAGTTGTTGATGGGTTTAAGTTCTTTGTTGTGGTATCAACAGATGAACCAAGCGTGCGAATAGCAGATGCGCCATCTTTGACCAGCGCGGTATCGTCTGGTGTTGTCCAGCCATAGTTAGTAGTGGTTGCCATTTTGTCCTATTCTCAGGATACGATTGTAGCGTATTCCCATGTTAATGTTGTGGATAAGGTGTTCCAACGCTCGCCAATTGGCACAGTATTCCATCTCATCGCCACTTGACTAAATGCCACAGGCGACAAGTTAATTGTCAGGAATAATTCGTTGAACCTAGTGCTCCATGACCAACCCTCAACATAACCCTCAAATTCACCGCCTGAGATTTGAGCAGGTAGATTTTGAATGTTTAGAGGTTGCCCCATGAATACGCCTAGCAGATTATCCCGATCACTATTGTCAATTTCTGGATTTGTGATTGGAAAGGTAATGCTCTGGAATGCTGGTTGTGGGAAGGCTCGTTGAGCAATATAGCGATCTGCCACAGCTTGAGCATCCACAGCTGAGTGAATGGTTGATTGCACGCTCTCGGCTTTGTAACCATAAGTTGCAATTGATGTTGCAGATGTAGCAGTTTTTTCTAAACCAAAATTAGAACCATAATTGATTATAATGTCATTGCGAATATCACCTGATCGAGTAATTGTGCTTAAACCTTGACCAAGTGCATGTCTAGCATCAAGATCAACATATCCGTATGTGAGCAAATAATTTTGCCTGTGGTCTGCATCGGCATACCCAATGTTTCCTTCATTGTCCTCATATAAATAACCAAATGCTGAGTTAGCAATCAGGCTTGCAATGTTGTAAATCGTATCTGGATCTTGACCTGAACCTCGACTTTGCATTGTGTAAAGTCCAGGAGTGTCAATTTCGCCAAGTCCTAGATTTAACGCATTAGCCCATGTTTCAGTTGCATCATAACCTGCCCATGTTGTAGCTGCTGGGACATCATTCCAAGTGCCAAGTAATACGCTAGACAAAAGATCATAGATTTGGTTGCCATCCTCATCTTGTGAAACAGCATCGGCATATAATTCTTTTGCTAACTTAACAAGTGATCCCATTGCAAGGACTGAGTATTCAACCACAGTTGCAACTGCACCAGTTTTTTGCACACTTACAGTTATATCTGTGATATCGCCACCAAATATACTTACATAAGTTCCTGCTGTGTTTTTCACTTGCAAACTAAAACTGTCATTAATGTCAAATGGTAAAGTTTGACCAGATAATGCTACAAAACTAACTTGCATATAAGATGGATTTGGTTGTTGATAAATGTCATTTCGACCAGCCTGATGTGAAATATCACTTATGGCGATGTCGGTGTAATCAACACCGGCAACTGTAAGTTTCCAATCTGGTGACCAAGCGGTCATTATCTACCTACTGTTCCGCCGACTAATAATCCTGCGGATCTTGCTGCGCTTTGATTCAAAACATTTGCCACAGCTCTTGCAGCACCTTCGCCATCAATAGCATTAACTGTAATGTTTGTTACGCCTTGACCAGTCGTATATCCACCATTAGGTAAAGGTGCACTAGGAACTGATGGTAAATCTGATCCACCTGCTAATTGAGATAATCCATAAGTTGCAGCAATACCAGCAAGAGCGGCAGCAGCCAATGCAACGGATGTTCCTCCAGTTGCAAATGCGGTAGCAATAGCAGCACCAGCAGCAGCAGTTCTAAGGGCTTTCATTGCAGTAACTAAAGTCATAATTGCACTTACAAACGCAACAATTCTATTAGCAACAAATACAGTAGCAATGATGCCACCAAGAACAAACAATTCATCTTTGATTGATATAATAAAACTTAGAGTTGATTTTAATTGCTGACCAAAGTTATATGCGCCTTCGGTTGCATCGGTAATGCCAGCTGTAACACTATCATCGCCCGTCAATCCAGCTGCTAATGCTTGAACATTTGGCACAACTGTTGCAAGTAAATAATCTGCAAGTTCTTTAACAATTGGCAGTAAAGCTACTCCAATTTTCTCTTTTGTTTCATCAAGAGCAATTGTTAATTGCTTAAACTTAAACTCAGCATTGGTTGCTTCATTGGCAATAAATCCATTATATGTTCCTTTAAGTATCTGCATGATTTCATCATGAGATTTGGTTTTTAAGGTTGCAGCATCAATACCTAAGCCCAATTTACCTAGAGCAGTATTCTGCCCATCAAAACTTTTACCTAAAGCATTCGCTACTGTTTCAAGTGGCTTTCCAGTTGCAGTTGATATTTCTTGCGCTAAAGAAAGCAATTCTTGTGCTTTAGTAACATCTGAAGTCGATCGAACTAATCTTGCGAAAGCAGGTCTTAAAACATCATCGGTGGTTGCAGTTGCAATTGATTGCTTGGATATATAGTCATCTAGACCAGCAATTTGTGCTTCTGTTGCCTTAGTATTAGATCTAATAGTTTGCTCAAGAGATTTGCGAGCCTTTTCATCCTCAGCTGCTGCTCTTACGGCAGATACAGCAAATGCCCCAACGGCTGCTCCAACGGCTGCGAAAGCCAATGCTGCTTTTTTACCAAACTCACCAA